TGAATGATGATCCACGTCAGGAGACGCCCGAAAAGCCGTGTGCGTGAGGTTGTACAGCAGACGGCCATTGCCATCATCCTTGCTATATCCTTTCCGTGTTCAGCCAGGAACTTCATTTCCTCCTCCTTGGTGAATTTCCCCAGCTGCTCCGCCGTTACTCCCATGCCAAGATAGACTTGTGCGATTCTGATTTGGGTCGATAAGCGTGGGCGCTTCATCGTTAAGCGGATTACCAGCGGTTTCTTACGGAAAGGAATCTTGATTGATTTAAGAGGAACGGAGACACCTGCATCGAGCAATGCCTCCGCCGCCTCTTGTTGCGTTCCGCGATTGTCCATATTGATTCGGTATTAACCTTCCTCAATGCCAGCAGCAGGAGTTCCCGTGTAGTCAATGCTATAAGGAGAACCGCCACCATCTGGCGTCAGGACTTTCAGCGCTACCTTCACCTTAGAAACCTCGGACAGCGTCAGGTTGCCGTCCAGATTTGCCTGTACAGTAGCCTTGGGGATATCAATCACCGCGCCACTCTGGGTTGTAATCTTAACTGAATCAGTCACACTTACAAGGTCCGTCGGAGCACTCCATTTCTTGCCCTCCACAGTACCGCCCATGACAGTCTGCAGATTGTTCACATCCAACTGTATCAAGTTGAACTGCGGAGCAATGGTACCGTTCTTCTGAAGGAGAGAGAGAACAGGAGCTGCAGGAACCTGCTCTGCTTCTATATCCGTAGCCTCTGGCGATGTCCCCCCCCACTGGAATGAACCTTTTTCGATGTAGCCGATGGTTGCATTTCCAACCTCAACCTTGGCTATGCCATAGATAAAATTTTCGTTCATGTTACTTTTGTTTTTTATGTTTAAAACTCTCGTATGCGATTATTCCTGTGAGAACCAGGAATATGATGCAGACGAATATCAAATCCCATCTAATATCAGATTTCTCAGCGGGCTGTCCGCGCGGGAGTTCTGGGATATCCTTACCAACCTTTGTATCTATTGAATCGGCAAGTTTCACTTTTCCCGACGAGTTCGCTTCAATTTTGATATTCGGCGCCGAGTTTTTAAGACCCGTAGCCCGAATGCGTAGCGAATCACCCTTTGTCCGCCTTGCCGACACGCGCAGGTTGCCGTCCTGATGGCTGTATTCCGCGCCCTCTGGGAGATTTGCGAGGCTTTGAATTGGCAGTACCAGTTCTGAGCTTTCCAGCTTCAGGCAATCGTCCAGACCGCTCAGCTCCAGGTTGACGCCCGTCTGAATGTCTGTACTCACCTGTTGACTTGTCGTCGTGCTCACCATCTTCTTGTTCGAGCCGCAGCTCCCCAAGCACAGGGCACTGGCTATGGTAATTGCAAAGAGGAATGGCCTCGATAGCTCTCGACAGCCGGTTGATGGCGCGGCGCGTAAGCGCATCTTTTTCTTGCAAGTCGTTGATTGTTGCATGCAGTTCTTTGTTTTCATTCTGTAGAACCAGCAATGTACTCGACACATCCTCGTACATCTGCTTGAAGGTGTCGTGTATCTCCTTCTTAGCTTTGGCCTGATTCACGCGGCGGTTCCAGAACCACCCGATGGCAGTACCAAGACCTGAGGGGATTGCCCATTGAAGTATCTGGAGTATCGTTTCCATTGCGTTTAATTACTGTTTAATTCCTATTAGTTGAAGCCACCTGGGCACCGAGAACGAGGGGCAGGATTTCGACGCGTTCAACTGCCGATGGCCTACAATCTTCACGTCTGGGTGCTTTCGGTGGAATTCTTTCACATATTCCTCCATGGCCTTTTTCTGGGCTTCCGTGCGGGTGTCCTTGGCTTGCAGGCTCCTGTCACAGCCTCCTACATACACGATGTGGCGGCTCACACTATTGAACCCTGCAGCACCGTTGGTCACCTCCCATGGATCAACCTCTGCATCCTCGTTGTTGTTAACAAGGCGTTCACGCTTCCCATCCAGATGGAACATGTCGGTATAGCCTACCTGCTTCCACCCGTTGCCTTTCGGCTTCGGGTCGCAGTGCCAGTGCCTGATGTCGGCACTGGTCACCTCGCGACCTTCCGGGGTTGCGGTGCAGTGGATGACGAGATATTTCAGCTTTGCCATGAGGAATCAGGGTTATTCGCCAGACTCATCCTGCGCACCTTCAGGAGCAGCGGGCTCAGCCAGAACGGCATTTACCTTCTGATTACCCTTGAACTCCTTAGCGAGTTTGCGGTCAATAAGTGACTTGGCGCGATTCTCGTCCTGCACTTCCAAAACGAGGCCGGGGGTGTAGATAGTCACGTGGTCGTGCTTATCCTGGAATTTCTTCAATACTTTTACTTTCATAGCTTAGCCCTCCGGGATTTGAGACTCTGCAGCAGCAGTTGTCAGGGTGATAGTCTTAGTGATTGAATTGTCACAGTCGAGTGTCAGGGTGACGGTTTCCGTAACATCCTCCTCTGTCTCGTTGGCAGATGCCGTGATAACCAGACGGCCGTTTTTCACCTCAACGATGAAGTTATTGGATGTACGACTTACAGAGAAGTCGCCTGGAGCCGTAACGGTCACGAACTTCGTGCCGCCATTGCTGGGGAAGTTGACTTCCTCATAATCCACGGTGATAGCCTTTTCTACCACGGGGAAATCTGGGGTCTCACGGGTGTCCAGGATAACCACCTCCTCACCGAAGGCATCGTTGGTGTCAGCGCGCATCTTCATCTTGAAGAAGTAGAGGTCGCTGGCATTGCTGATCTTGTCAATCTGAATCACCTTGTCGTCGTTAACCAGGTTGACGGCAGCGAACAGGTTCGATGTGGTCTCATGAGGCGAACAGAGTGTAGCCATAATCAGACCGTCGGGCCAGCCGACAAGCGTCTCAATGGGCACACCTTTGAACGACTTCTTGTTCAGGTCGGTCTCGTCAGAGTTCTTGTGCTCGCGCTTGGTCAGCTCCTCATCGTACTTCTCCCAGTCAGCAGGACTCATGATATAGCGCAGCTCTGGGCGCTCCTTGATGGCCTCTGGGATGCTGGCACGGATATCGTACAGCTTACCGATCATCGTCTCTGCACTGCTCTCAATGCGGAGCACATCAGGATCGTTCTTCAGGCGATACAGAATACCGTTCATCAGATGTTCGTCGTCAAGCGGATCGCTGCTGTATTCTCCGTTGATGAAGTGGTAGCCCAACTCGAACTGAATCTGCTTCGACATGGCGTCCAGCAGTTCATTCTGCACGTTAGGGGGCAACTCATAGAACACGAGATTACCAGTTGGCTGGTAAGGGCGCCAGATGTGATCAAAGGTGTCGGGGTTGAACACGGTGAATGCCAGCAGCTCCTTGGGTTCAAGCTGGTGCTCAGAATAGATGAAATCACCCTTAGAATCAGTCACCTGAGGGTTAGAGTTCGGCTTGCGGAGCATCTTCTTTACCTTCAGACGGGGAATGGCCAGCTTATCCTTGATCGAAGGGATTACACAGATCAGTCCCTTATCAACGATCTGGCAGCCTGTTACTGCCTTGGTGAGCAGTCGGCCAAGGACTTCACCATTGTAATTGGAGTTTTGAATGATTAATGCCATAATTCACATTTTTATTGTTTACACTGTTGTTACGATTCTCTCTTCCGGAAGCGGTAGAACTACCACACTTCCAATTCGGTAATGTATCCATAAGATTACTTGTTTGCTCCGTCATAACGGGCTTTGATACCAGCAAAGGCCTCCGTCCACGGATCCTTGCCATTCTGCTGAGGATTGTGGATATCCTCCATAACCCTCTTCGTAGGCTTTAGTGCCGAGATAGTAGCCTTACCCTTCTCGAAGTCCTGCTCCAGCAGAGCTTCAAAAGCCGGGCGTGTCGCCTCGCTGATACGACCGTCCTTGATGGCGCCGTCCAGCAACTCCTTCTTCATAGCCTTGAAGTTTGCCTCTTCTTTGGCCTTGAAGTCCAGATTCTCCTTCTTGAGGGCGGCATTTTCTGTCGCAAGCGCTGCTGCACCTTCTGCCTGCGCCCCCACCTGTCCCAGCTTGGCCAGGACCTCCTGCTCCGTAGTACAATCCTTGAACTGCGGAAGATTCTTAATTTCGTCAATTAATCCCATATTGTTTAATTTATGTGCCTCGTCGAGGCGGTTATTGATTGTCTGGTATATCTGCTCTGGAGTAGAATCCTCGGAAACAGAATCAGTGTCATATACGCCATCCACAAAGCCCTTTTCTACGGCTTCCGTTGCGGTCAACCAGTGATCCTTACCGTCGAAATAGGCTGCTTTGAATTCCTCATGCGTCATGCCCGCTTTCTTGGCGTACATCCCGCAGAGCGTATCTTCAAGGCTTAGGATTTCGTGGGCGCATTCCTCCATCTCCGAGGCTGTGCCATAGAATCCGCCACGTACGCTATGTATCATCAGACGAGCATAGCGGCTCATCTCAACGGGTTTTCCGCAAAGGGCGATGACACTGGCCATGCTTGCGGCCAGACCGTCTATATATAGATGTATGTCGGCTTTGCTCTGGATGATGGAATTAAAGATGGCGATGCCCGAATACACATCGCCACCGACGCTGTTAATACGTATATCTATACGCCCATACTCGCGGGCGGCATTAGCTATATCCAATACAATGTCGGCGCTGTTTACGGGATGTCCGTCACCAATCTCTCCATAGAGGTAGATGGTGCACTTCCCTTCGCCGGGTACCAGTCTGTTGAAGAACTTTGTTTTCATCTGCTCGTTGATTTTTTGTGCAAAGAAAATACATTTTTCGGTATCTTGCAAATCCCCTTTTTATGATAACATTCTATGGCTTTATCATGTCATCTAAAATTACCATCATGCGACGGTGATTTGTGTAATTCTGCTTTTTTTACCAACTTTGCACCAGAAAATGATGTTTCGTATGCTGCGATATACATCGCAGCTAAAAGATTGAATATATGGCAGAATTAACAACGCAGCAAAAGAAATCGTGGGCTCAGACGCTCTACCTGAAAGAGAATCTGACCCAGCAGGAGATTGCCGACCGTGTCGGTGTCTCTCGTGCAAGTGTAAACAAGTGGATTCGCGACGGCAAGTGGGAGGAACACAAGGCTGGCCTCACGATTACCCGTGAGCAGCAGATTGCCAACCTTTACCGTCAAGTCGCCGAGATTAACCGCGCTATCGAGTCACGCCCCGATGGGGAGCGCTTCGCCTCTGTCAGCGAGGCCGACACACTGGTAAAACTGTCGTCGGCCATCAGGAAGATGGAGACGGATGCGGGCATAGCCGACACTATCAGCGTACTCACGCAGTTTATTAACTTCGTTCGTCCGGCAGACCTTGAAAAGGCCAAAGACATCACTCGCCTGGCAGACGCATTCATCAAGAGCAAGCTATGAAACAGCAGGATCGTGACGCCGTACGCGCGTGGGATGAATATAAGGAGAATATATACCGTTCAACACCGGTTGACCTTTCAATGTCGCAGGCCGACATTGAGAAGCATCGTTTATATCTGGAGGCGCACCCGATAGAGTGGATTCAGTTCTTCTATCCTGGATATGCCAAATATCCGTTTGCTCCTTTCCACAAAAAGGCCATTAATCGCATACTGAGACACGATGAATGGTTTGAGGTCCTGTCTTGGTCGCGTGAGCTGGCCAAATCCACAACAGTCATGTTCATCGTGTCCTACCTGGTGCTGACAGGACGCAAGAAAAATATCATCATGACATCTAACAGCTTCGACAATGCCGTGCGCCTCCTTGATCCGTATCGCGCCAATTTCGAGGCCAACCAGCGCATCAAGCAGTTCTATGGCGATCAGCAGACACTCGGCAGTTGGACCGAATCGGAGTTCATCCTGAAATGCGGAGCATCCTTCCGTGCCATCGGTGCCGGACAGTCGCCGCGTGGTACCAGGAATGAAGCTGTACGCCCCGACTGCCTGCTGGTTGATGACTTCGACACCGATGAGGATTGCCGAAACCCGGATACCATCAATAAGAGATGGGACTGGTGGGAGCGCTCGTTATATCCCACACGTTCTGTGTCTGAGCCGCTGCTGGTCATCTTCTGTGGCAACCTGATTGCCAAGGACTGTTGTGTGATGCGGGCTGGTGCCAAGGCCGATCACTGGGATATCATCAACATCCGCGACAAAGAGGGACATTCTACGTGGCCGGAGAAGAATACGGAAGAACACATCGACCGCACATTGTCGAAGATATCAACCAAGTCAGCGCAAGGCGAGTATTTCAACAACCCGATATCGGAGGGTGAGGTGTTCAAGAGTGTTACTTATGGCAAGATACCGCCACTCTGCAAGTTCAAGTTCCTGGTTATCTATGGCGACCCGTCACAGTCAGAAAAGCGCAACAAACAGAACTCCACAAAATCTGCTATTCTGATGGGTAAGATGAACGGTAAACTGTATGTCATCAAGCCCAAGCTCGACCGCTGCACCAGCGCGGAGTTCATCCAGTGGTACTTCGACCTCGCGCAATACGTGGGCGGGCGCACGAACCTCTATTGCTACATGGAGAATAACTCACTACAGGATCCTTTCTTCCTTCAGGTGTTCCAGCCAAAGGTAAGGGATATGCGGAAGAAGACTGGCGTTGACCTCTATATCCGCGGTGACGAGGAGAAGAAGACCGACAAGGCAACCCGTATCGAGGCGAACCTGGAACCGATGAACCGCGAGGGCAACTTGATTCTCAATGAGCAGCTGCGCGATGATCCGGACATGATGCGACTGGAGGAGCAGTTCCTGCTGTTCACCATGCGCCTGAAGTACCCGGCCGATGGTCCCGACTGTGTGGAGGGCGGTAACCGCATTCTGAACAATCTGAGGGCAAGTACAGAGCCGCCCGTCAAGATCAAGACAGAGGAATTAAAAAAGAATAACAGACATAGAATGTAATTATGAGCACGTTTATCAATCTATCCGACTATGACGCCAGCATCCACCGCGAGATTCTGGATTCGCTGACCCGTGAAGATGGCACCATCATCGAGATTTGCGAGGACAGGGCCATCGCTGAGATGCGTTCCTATCTTTCCGGACGCTATGATTGTGACGCCATTTTCTCCGCCGAGGGGAATGCCCGCAATCAGCTGGTACTGATGATGGCCATCGATATCGCCATCTATCACATTTTCTGCATCCACAACCCGCAGAAGCTCTCACAGGTTCGCCAGGACCGCTACGACCGCGCTGTTGAATGGCTGCGCCAGGTCAACAAGGGTGACGTCTCGATCGACGGGGCTCCGCTGCTTCCGGAAGACAAGCAGATTGCCCACGACTCAACCCGTATCATCAGTAACCCCAAACGACATAATCATCTGTAATTATGAGCACCAAGAATACAAAGAACGCTAAGAAGCGCATTACCACAAGTGGCCTGCGTCCTAATCCAGGACAGACACAACCCGCCACCATCATACTCACCCAGCCGCGCAAGTTCGGGCTGGATATCTCTGATTATATGCGGGCTATCCGCGATGCTGAGAATATCGATTATTACCAGCGTGTCAAACTGTATGACCTCTACGATGACGTACAGTTGGATTCCCACCTGACATCATCCATTGAGCACCGACGCGATGCGCTGCTGGAGGCAAAGATTTCCTTTGTCCGCAACGGTGTGCCTGATGAGAGTATCGAGCAACAGATACATTCGCCATGGTTCTATGATCTGGTTGGCGATATCTTCGATGCACAGTTATACGGATTCTCTTTGTTCCAGTTCTACCGCGACAAGGACGGCTGGATCAACTACGACCTCATTCCCCGTAAGCACGTCGATACGGTCCGTCATTACATCCTCCATCAGCAGGGCGAGATGAACGGCACACCTTGGGAGGAATACCCCAATATGCTTTTCGTGGGCAAGCCCCGCAGTCTGGGTATGTTGGCCAAGGCTGCTTTCTGGGTTATCTACAAGCGTAACAACACGGCCGACTGGGCACAGTTCAACGAGATATTCGGAATGCCTATCCGTGATTATACTTACGAGACTGGCGACGACGAAGCCCGTTCACGTGTCATCCGCGACGCCCAGGATTCCGGCGCCCTGGCTTGTTACATTCATCCCAAGGATGTGAGCCTGGAGCTGAAGGAGGCTGGCAACAAGACTGGTTCTGCCGATACCTACGACAAGTTCAGCGACCGTTGCGATAAGGAGATATCCAAGCTCTTCCTGGGCAATACCCTTACCACCGAAGCCGAAAACACAGGTTCCGAAGCTTTGGGTAAGGTACACCAGAACGTCGAGCAGTCGAAGTTGAACGCCGATAAGCGCTATGTACTGAATGTGCTCAACTACTATATGACTGATATCTTCTATGCCATGGGTATCAATACCGATGGCGGCCAGTTCGTTTACCCTGAGCCAAAGAAAGTTGACCTGACAGCCAAGATGAACATCCTCGTACAGGCACAGACGAACTTCGGGCTACCTGTATCGGACGACTATCTCTACGAGACCTTTGGCATTGAGAAACCCAAGGATTATGACAAGCGCAAGAAGGAGCAGGAGGAACGCATTAAGACGTATCTTTCTTCCCAAATGCCACAGAATGACGAAGACCTGGATAACGAAGAAGATGACGATCCTGGCATTCAGAACAAGCAGGGAAAGCTGGTGAAGCCAAAAGCCAGGCTCGGTACCAAGTTCTGGAACCAGCTGAGCAATTTTTTCGGATTCGCCCCGACAGACCTCGGGGCTCGTTTAGACTGGTAGTCAATGACCTCTATGGATTCCGTGCAGCTGCTGATGGCGTAGCTGCTGGCTTCGCCTTCGATAAGTCGGTACTGGAAGCGGCTTTGAAGAATATCTATTCCCGCAAGTTCCACCCGATGACCGATATCGAGGCACACCTTTTTCGTGAGTTCACGAAAATGCTCAATACTGCTGCTGATGAGGGCTTCGCAAAGTCCGTCGATCCCGATGATGATTTCCGTGCGGCCATCCGTCATAACAACGCCGTCTTCGCCGCATTCAAGACGCACCGCCTACAGAATGACATGGCGGCACGACTGTTGGATGAGAATGGCGATTTAAAGCCGTTTAAACAGTGGAAAAACGATGTTCAAAGCATCGCCAGCCATCAGTGTGGTTCATGGCTCCGCACAGAATACGATACCGCCGTTATCCGTGCACGCCAGGCGGCCGACTGGAAACAGTTCGAGCGTGAGCGCGACGTGCTGCCTAACCTCAAATGGTTGCCATCCACCTCACTTACCCCTGGAGAGGATCACCGCCCGTTCTGGGGAACTATCCTCCCCATCGATCACCCGTTCTGGAACCAGCACCGCCCAGGCGACCGCTGGAACTGCAAGTGCGACCTCACCAGTACCGACGAGCCGCCTACAAGGGTTCCTGGAGAATCGGATACCGACAACCCACACAAGGGCCTTGACAATAATCCCGGCAAGGATGCAAAGCTCTTCAGTGATTCACATCCCTATATCGCCAACGCCTATGATGGCGCCAGGGAGGCAGTAGAGAAGGCAGTCAAGAGAGCAGAGACCAAGGAGATAAAGCGAGAACTCAGAAAAGCCGTGCAAGGTAAAAAAATTACTAATAAGGATTTCCCGCAAAAGATTCTCGTATCAAGAGCCAGTATTGACGAGTGGCTTAACCAGCCGTTCAAGTATATGGAAGAAAAGGCACAGATGCTCTTCGATATCGAAACCATCATTAGGCAAGCCGAATACCTTGGACCAGCAGACAAGCACAAGGACCTTGACCGACTGGTTCAGTCACACATTTTCAAGACGAAAGTCAAGGATATGGATGCTTATATCATAATAAATGAATTTAAAGGGAATCTGCATATCTTACACAGTATCTCGGACTCACCGAATATATTAAAACATCTCAAAAGAAAATAGCGAAAGAGGAACGGCTTGCCAGAACTCCAAATCTGGGGCGGTTCTCAAACGCTATTTCATGCTGCAAATATACGAATATTTTTCAAACAAACAAATAAAATGGCGAAAAAATTATGGATATGCCGCAATTTATAAAAGAACTGGAGGCTAAACAGCGCGAAATCGACGATGCAATGCGCAAGAAGCTACCCGTCAAAGTGGGACGGATCGCCGCCGACCACTATCACGAGAACTTCCGTAAGGGGGGCTTTGTGAACAGTGGCCTGCACTCTTGGAAGCCGACCATGCGACAACAGTCAGGCTCCAAAAGAGTCGACGCCAACTACGGCCCGCTGCTCTCCAGCCGCAAGAACCTCTACGGCAGCATCAAGTACATCCCAGGTGACTATCGAGTGAAAGTGCGTAGCGATCTTATCTATGCGGCCATTCACAACTGGGGAGGTACAATCATTCAGCAGCGGACACGGAAGAAAGGTGGCAAGGGAAATAAGTCGCTGGGCTTGCCCAAGCGTGTCACCATCGTTATTCCCCAACGTCAGTTCCTCGGTGATAGTAAGGAACTTGACGAGAAAATCAATCGTAC